TGCGGATCAGGTAGTGCCGGAAGAACCTATGTACTCATTCGATTTACGGTGGATGTATGAGCGTGATACCAGACAGTCCACCCGCTCAAAACTCCTCGCCATCGCCGCCGAGCTGCGCGGTGACACCACCACACAGGAGGACAACTGATGGCAACCATCTCTGAAAAGTACATCGGTGATCGCGAAATTCACACTTCACCACGCGGTGCTAGATACATCATCACCGACGACGGTCGAAAGCTTTACGTCACACGCGATAACAAGGCGTACTCTCGCAGCTTCAAACCACGCCCCGGCGCATACGCTCGTTTCCTTGATGCACAAAACTCTGTATAGTTATTGCAAATGCAAACAGTTCAAGAATTCAAGCCACGGCGCAGCCGTTTCGGTTCTCGTAAAACTTGGCGTTCAAAGACATTAAACATTACACTCCCTCTAGAACCAAATTTGTTGGGAGAATCTGCTCAAGGATATGAAACTGCAACTCTTTTAACATTACTCAAAGACTTGTCTCATGACTTGCAACAGCTTAAAGCTAATCGGTCGTCTTTAATGCAATGGATGCACAGCAATAAATCAACGCCGCCAAAAATCGCAGCGGAAGTGGCTCGCATTGATAAAAACAGAATTCCTATGGCAAAAGCATGGGATGCTCTCAATGCAATTATTTGTGAGCGACGAAGCAAAATTCCATCGTGGCATAAATTTTTCTTTGAAGCCGCAAAGTGCTCTCTAGATCAAAAAACACTCAATACACTGAAAGATCAAGCAACTAGACTGCATGAAGAGTGTTTGTGCAATGTCGATTCATGACCGAACAATTCTGGTCCGAACCGACAGAAGACAGCATGTATCGCGTCTGCATGAAAATCAACGATGTCACAGCTTGTTGCATCGTATCTTCAATGCACTTGATCGAAGACAAGCGTTCTCAACTTCGCAATGCTTGTTTGCGTGATGTTGATTCATAGTGTAAGATAAAAATAACAACATGTTTCGTGTGGCAACCATTAGACGACGCCATTACAAGTTAAACGCTGAACTTATTGAAAAAGTTCGCGTTCTCTCAGAATACGGTGGCGCCATTGAGCATATTGCACCAGCCGTTGGAGTTAGTTACCAGTCCTTGCATTTGTGGCTTCATAATGCAAAAGGCGATAATCCAACAGAATTGGAATTAAAACTTTTAGAGGCTTTTCAAGAGGGCCGTGCAGTAGGTGCTCATAAGTACATCAAAATTATTACGGATTGCGCTCAAGAGGGCGATAGCAAATCAGCTCAATGGATGTTGACGCATTCACCTGCGTATCGTAAAAACTATAGTGATAATGCAGCAGTGACAAGGGCTCGTGCCGAAGGTATAGAAGCTGCAGTATCTGCTATTGCTGAAGCAAACCTCACACCAGAGCAAGAACGCACAATCCTCCTACGCATACAAGCCAAAACCGGTCAAGAGCTAGTTCAGGATGAGGACAGCTAACCCAGCACTGTCAAGGCTTGCTGAGCTTCAAGTAGATGTCCTAGATCGTGCGTCAGACTTCGATCTTGACGGCACGTTGCAACAGATTCACGCAGACTTGCATCCCGGTCAACTTGCATTTGCTGCTGATAAAGACACACAGATTCTTGGTATCAGTGCAGGGTATGGTGCTGGCAAAACTCGTGCGTTATGCGCCCGAGCAATCACATTGGCCGCGGCCAATCAAGGCTTCATCGGTTGCATCATGGAGCCAACAGGTCCACTGATCCGCGATATTTGGATTAATGACTTCGACGACTTTCTTGACGCCTACGGCATCCCATATACCTTCCGTGCATCACCACTGCCAGAGTACGTTTTGCATCTGCCAGGCGGTGACACCAAGCTGTTATGCCGTAGCTTCGAGAACTGGTCACGGATCATCGGTTTGAACCTCGCGTGGGTATTGGCCGATGAGATTGACACCGTATCACCAGCAATTGCTACCAAAGCATTCCCGAAGATTCTCGGTCGTTTACGTTCCGGCAACGTCCGGTCATTTGCTGCTGCATCAACGCCGGAAGGATTCCGCTGGATGTGGACCACCTTTGGCAGTGAAGATGCTACTGCTCGCACTGATCGCAAGCTCATCAAGATGCGCACGGCAGACAATCCACATCTGCCGCCAGATTTCATTGAACGCTTAAAAGCTAACTACGACCCAAGCCTGCTGAAAGCGTATCTTGATGGTGAGTTTGTAAACCTGAACACAGGCCAGGTTTATGACAGATTCGATCGTGAAAAGCATGTCATCAAATCGTTCGATGCTGAAGACGAACCTTTACACGTCGGCGTTGACTTCAACATCGGCAACATGAGTGCGGTGATCGCAGTACGCACACCAAATAAACTCATCGTTATTGATGAAATCAGCGGTGGCCATGACACCGATGCCATCGGGCAAGAAATTAAAAGGCGCTATCCCCACCGTCAGCTTTATGCCTACCCTGACGCATCAGGCGGGAATAGAAGCACGAACGCCACAAGAACCGACATCGAGATTCTGCAAAGCTACGGATTCAGCAATCAATCAGAAAGATCAAACCCTCCCGTTCGTGATCGGGTGGCTGCTGTTCAAGCTGCTTTGGAAAACGGGAAAGGACAAGTAAGGGTGCAGATTACGGAAAACTGTAAGAAGCTGATTGAATGCCTGGAGCTGCAAAGCTACAAAGAAGATGGTACCCCAGACAAAGATGCAGGATACGACCACATGAATGATGCCATTGGCTACATGGTGTGGCGTCTATTCAATCCGTTACATGCAAGAGCAGGTCGTGGAACCGGAATTAGGATTTACTAGACAATAACGCAGACATCATTTACCCTAAGCTCTGTTCACCTTTTGTTCATTGAACATGCTTGAAGGCGCAGACTTGATTGCTAAGACCAAAGCAATGGCTGATGCTTCCCGTTCTGATCTTGTGCGGGAATGCGGCTACGTCACCATCAAAGAAGACGGCACTGAACGGCTCAACTTCGTCACTTTCTACGAAGCGTTGCTAAAGGCCAAGGGCGTTGACCTGAAGCCTAAGAAGCGCATGGGCCGTAAGCTCACGCACAAAACCAAGGTTCAATCCGACGGCAAAGTGATCGTGGGTAGTGCCTACATTGAAGGCATGAACCTCGATCCTGGCGCCACGTTTGACATCAAGGTAGGCCGCAACAGTGTTGTTCTAACTGCTGCAGGCGCAGACTAAACTAGAAACATCGACTTGAGGGATTTAGGCGGTGTATTCTGGTTTCTCTCACTATGACCGGCAATTATTCGCCAAGGTCTCGCAAGTCAACGATCCAAATTCAGCATGGGTCAATCAAGAACCACACTGGATCTTGATCGAAGATCTAATTGGCGGCACCTACGAAATTCGCCGTCGTCATCGTCGGTATCTTCCACAAGAACCGCGAGAACTAGACGAAAGCTATGACCGCAGATTGCTTCTTTCAATCTGCCCGCCATTTTATCAGCGCCTTGAACGGATGCTGGCTGGAATGCTTACACGCAAACCAGTGCGCCTAAACGATACATCTGATCAAATCCGTGAGCAGCTTTTCAACGTTGACCTGCAAGGCAATGACCTAAACGTCTGGTGCTACGAAACAGCACGAAAGATGATCCGTTACGGTCATGTCGGTGTTTTGGTTGATGCGCCGCGTGATGGTGGTAGACCTTACTGGAGTGCATATACGCCGCGAGACATTTTAGGCTTTAGGACTGAATTGATTGAAGGCGAGCAACGTCTTGTCCAGCTTCGTCTATCTGAAACCGTCATTGTTCCCGATGGTGAATACGGCGAAAAGCAAGTGCAGCAAGTGCGTGTTCTGACGCCTGGTGAATTTAAGCTGTTCCAGCGTGATGAAAAGAAAGGTGATTTCCGTGTTGTTGATGAAGGTCGCACAAGCCTGAATCGCATCCCATTCAGTGTTGCCTATGCGAACAGGGTAAACACCTTTGAATCACGCCCACCGCTTGAAGATATTGCGAACCTAAACCTCAAGGCATATCAAGTTCAATCAGATCTCGATAATCAGCTGCACATCAGCGCCGTGCCGATGCTTGCTTTCTATGGCTTCCCGACTTCTGCAGAAGAAGTTAGTGCAGGCCCTGGTGAAGCGATTGCCTTCCCTGCTGATGGTCGGGCAGAATATATTGCTCCAGGATCTGATGCTTTTTCATCACAATTCCAACGGCTAGATCAAATTGAAAAGCAGATCAATGAACTAGGGCTGTCTGCTGTGCTGGGTCAAAAGCTAAGTGCTGAAACTGCCGAGGCTAAGCGTCTTGATCGCAGTCAAGGCGACTCAACCATGATGGTGATCGCTCAGAATATGCAGGACATGATCGACAACTGCCTGCAGTATCACGCTGAATTCCTTGGTGATCGTCAGCCTGGCAGCAGCTACGTGAACCGCGACTTCCTTGGCACCAGGTTGGAGCCGCAAGAAATTCAAGCACTGCTGCAGCTCTACACCGCTGGCACGATCACGCAAGAAACACTGCTGATGCAACTGTCAGAAGGTGAAGTGCTTGGCGATGACTTTGATGTAGACAATGAGCTTGAAGCAACGCAAAACGGCGGCTTAATGGATCTTGCACCGGAACCCGCACCTCAAGAGTCAAGCCTGATCGAAGAAGATGCGGCATGATGAGTGCAGCGGCGTGGACGTGATGGAACCGGACACATCGGAAAAGCACAGCATCCATTACGTCCAGC